ACGAAACGAAATAATAGGATTAGTGAGAAATTATGTCAGTAAAAATTGATTACAGTAAGGATAGTTTGCTGGACGAGTTTGCACACGCAACTCTGAAGGATAGATATATGATTGCGGGAGAGGAATCACCGCAGGAAGCATTTGCTCGTGCGGCTGAAGCATTTGCTGATGATGAGGCTCATGCACAGAGATTGTATGATTACGTTAGTAATTTATGGTTTATGTTTGCAACCCCCGTTTTATCAAATGGAGGAACTAGTCGAGGACTACCTATTAGTTGTTTCTTAAACTACGTTGACGATAGCCGTGAAGGTATTACAGAGCATTATGTAGAAAATGCTTTCTTATCATCTTTTGGTGGTGGAATTGGAGGAACTTGGAGTGATGTCCGTTCTCAAGGAACTAAGACGTCGAAAGGCTCTGAAAGTACTGGAGTAATACCTTTTATAAAAGTTGTAGATGCTGAGATGTTAGCATTTTCTCAAGGAGTAACAAGACGGGGGAGTTACGCCGCGTATCTACATATTTCACACCCCGAAATAGAGGAGTTCTTAGATGTTCGAAAACCGACAGGTGGGGACGTTAATAGGAAATCTACTAATCTTCATCATGGCGTCGTGGTTCCTGATGCCTTTATGGAAACAATATGGCGTGCTACACAGTACGATAATTTTGACGATGGCTGGGATCTGGTTGATCCTCATACCGGCGTTACGAAGCGAAGAGTAAGTGCAAGAACCTTGTGGGTTAAGCTTTTACAAAATCGTATGGAAACAGGCGAGCCATATATTATGTTCGAGGACGCAATAGATGCAGAGCTACCAGAATTTCAAAAGAATAAAGGTTTAAAGGTAAACCATAGTAATCTTTGTTCAGAAATAACGTTAGCCACCGATGATGAAAGAACTGCAGTGTGTTGTCTTTCTAGTGTCAATCTAGAATACTATGACGAATGGAAAGACCACCCTGCGTTCATTCCAGACTTAATAAGAATGTTAGACAATGTCTTAACAGATTTTATTGATCGAGCTCCAGAACCTCTCAACAAAGCAAAATTTAGTGCTATGCGAGAAAGAAGTTTAGGACTAGGCGCAATGGGGTTTCATGCTTACTTACAGAAGAACAATATACCCTTCGAAAGTGCACAAGCAACAGGCGCAAACCTAAAGATATTTTCGCACATTAAAGAAGATGCTTCAATAACAACTAGAAAACTTGCAGTTGAAAAGGGAGCTTGCCCTGACGATGATACATGCACAGTAAGAAATGCACATCTGTTAGCGATAGCTCCTAATGCAAGTTCTAGTATTATATGTGGAAACACAAGCCCTAGTATAGAACCTTTCCGTGCTAATGCTTTTACTCAGAAAACGAAGTCTGGAAGTAATCTTATGAAGAATAAGTTTTTAGAGAAAGTGTTAGAAAGTTATGATAAGAATGATGAAGAAACATGGAAAACAATAGTAACAAATAAAGGAAGTGTACAACATTTAGATTTTTTAAGTGAGTGGGAAAGAAATGTATTTAAAACCGCAGTTGAGATAAATCAATCGTGGCTTATTGACCATGCTGCTCATAGACAAGAGTATATCTGTCAATCTCAAAGTTTAAATTTGTTCTTTCCACCAGATGTTAATAAATCAGACTTACATAATGCACATATGCTAGCATGGGCAAGAAACTTAAAGACTCTTTATTATTTAAGAAGTGAGGCTATATCTAGAGCAGATGTAGTATCTGATCAGGTAAAAAGGGAAATCTTATTCGAACAATCAGACTGTTTAGCGTGTGAGGGTTGATATGAGTTTATTAGATGAAAGAGTTTATTATAAACCGTTTAAATATGACTGGGCTTATGAAGCATACAAAAAACAACAACAAATGCATTGGATGCCTGAAGAAGTCAATCTACATGATGACATTAGGGATTATAGAGAAAAACTTACAGTTCCAAATCGAAGGCTTATAGATAATATATTTAGATTTTTTACACAAGCTGATGTAGATGTTGCTGGTGGATATGCTAATCATTATCTTCCAACATTTAAACAACCAGAAGTAAGAATGATGTTATCCGCTTTTGCTGCTATGGAATCAGTACATATGGAAGCCTATGCTTTACTAGTTGATACTCTAGGTAAAGAGGAAGATTTCTATAAAGAGTTTATGGATATACAAGAGATGGCAGAAAAACATGAGTATCTAACAAATTTTAATATGGATACTCCTTTTGATATTGCAAAAACACTTGCAGTATATAGTGGATTTACAGAAGGAGTACAATTATTCGGTAGTTTTGCAATACTACTAAACTTCCCTAGACACAATCTAATGAAGGGAATGGGACAAATTGTAACTTGGAGTGTGCGTGATGAGTCTCTCCATGTAGAAGGTATGTCAAGATTATTCAGAGCGTTCGTTCAAGAGAACCCTGAAATATGGAATGACAAACTTAAGTATGAAATCTACTGTGCTGCTGAAAGAGTAGTAGAGTTAGAAAATAATTTCATTGATACTTGTTTTGAGAAAGCAGAAATACCTGACTTAACTCCACGAGATGTCAAAGAATATATTAGGTATATATCTGGTCGCAGATTGCTCGGACTTGGTTTAAAAAATATATTTCTTACAAAACATAATCCATTACCGTGGATTGATTATCAATTAAACGCAGTTGAGCATACCAACTTTTTTGAAAACCGTGCTACCGAGTATGCTAAGGCTAGTACACAAGGAAATTGGCAGGACATATTCAAATGACAACAAATAGTGCAGAACAACCAATACCTACTATAACAATTGATGGAGTAGATCATGTAATAGATGATTTGTCTGATGAACATAAAACAGTTATCGGACATATACAAGCTGCAGACCATGAAATAGCACATTACCAAAATTTAATTGCTATTATAACTACAGGTAGACAGGCTTACATCAATGAGTTGGGTAAAGAGTTAAACGGAAAAGAAGAAGAGTTTACTGAGTAATGAGAATCTTTATAGGGTATGAAGAAGCACACCCTGAGATGTACGAGGTGTGCAAGGCTTCTATAATGAGATTTAATAACTCTCATGATGTAAGACCGTTAATTAAATCAGAACTTCAAGAACGAGGAGTTTATTATAGACCTTATCAAGGAGAGTCTACAGACTTTGCCTTTACTCGTTTCTTAGTACCTTATCTATGTGATTATACAGGCTATGCTCTTTTTTGTGATGGAGACTTTCTATGGAGAGATGACCCACAGGGAATTACGCATTTTAAACAGAAAAAATATGATGTTCATGTTGTGAAACACCCCGAACTAATAGAAAAAGAGTGCCCTAAAATGGACGGTAAGACAAATAGACCTTACGAGAGAAAGTATTGGTCGTCTTTAATGTACTTTAACTGTGCAGGAGCAACAAGATTAACACCAGATACAGTATCTCAAGCCCACGCGGGTGATTTGCACGGTTTTTTATGGACAGACAAACTTATCGGAAGTTTGCCCCTCACTTACAACCATTTAGTAGGTTATTACAGTTTAAAGAATCCTAAAGCAGTTCACTTTACGGACGGAGGTCCGTGGCTTGATGGGTATGAAGATACCCCGTATGCTAACGAATGGAAAGCATTATGGACTTTACTAAGACACTAAATGAAAAAGATATAATTCTTGTAGGTAATTCAGTCGAAATGCTGAATTATGAACATGGGGAATTTATCGATTCCCATGATGTAGTTATCCGTATGGGTAGGGGAATCCCAGACCCCAGCGGGTTAGAAGATAGACAAAAGGCTATTGGAACCAAAACTGATGTGTGGGTTACAGGGTTCTTAAGAGAGAACATGATCAAACACCCCCATATTAAAAAAATTCCACACACATTACTTAATAGAACAAGAATGTATATGAAATCCCCCCGTGAACCATATCATTTGACAGAGTATACTACAATGTTCACGGATAATCAGATTCTCCAGATTTATGATGAATTTGGATTTATTGACACAAATGATAAAACTAATCCTAAATATGGACGTCCGTCCAACGGTTTTATCACCTTATTATACTTAACCAGAAAATGCTCTTATCAAAGTTTAACTCTAATAGGGTTTGACTTCTTTGCAAAATACTATCCAATCAATGTTGGAAACGCAAAGCCACAGAGTTGGCATTTACCCCACAATAAGCATACAGAGACCCCGCATCATGGCGATACGGAAAGAGATTTTGCATTGGATTTAAAACGAAGTGGAGTAATTGAATGGATAATTCTATCTGACTTGAAGGAAGAAATCCTAGATTTTTAAGTATCTTTCCAATGGTATTTGGTTGTGGGAAGGGTGTTGAGATTTTCCCGAACTTTATTGATATCCTCACCTAGAATATTGAACCAATCAACAAGTATATAATTCTTTGCGGAGTTTCCTATGTCCTGAGCCTCTTTGTACAGTTCCCGCCTTGATTTCCATTCTTGTAATCCATTAAGAAACATTCGCACTTTTCCAACACGGCTGAGAATCTCCCAGCCCCTACCCTCATATTGCTTAT